ACCGTCGACGCCGGCCGTGATGCCCAGCAGAACCGCATGGACATCGAATCCGGCCTCAAGACGCTCACCGAGAACTATCTGGAAGAGGGCCAAGACCCGAAGGAACAGATGCGAGCCAACGCCGCCGAGAAGCGGTACCTGCTTGACCTGTCCAAGGAGTTCGACGTGCCGCTGTCCATGCTCTACAAGCCCCAGAACGTCGCCCCAGCCGACATCAACGCCTCGGTCGGCGAAGAGCAGAAACAGACGTACATGGACGACGGCGACAAGGTCGTGGTCGATGACGCCGACCCGGACGACGAAGAAACTTCCAAAGAATAACCCATGTATTCCCTTTCCAACGCTTTCAAGACTTTCGCCCCGATCCTCATCGAGCCGGCGAAGGCCAAGGCTTACCTCGACAAGGTGGCCGAATTCTCCCCGACCGACCTGAAGGCGAACGGAGACATCGAGGAGATGATGACCATGCTCTTCGGACCCCGTCCGATGTTGGTCAAGTCGGGCGACCTCGCCATCATCCCCGTGCGCGGCGTGATCGGCTCCGGCCTGACCGAGTTGGAAAAGATGATGGGTGCGACGGACGTCGAGGACATCGAGGAGATGCTGGAGGAAGCCCACCGTGACCCCGAGGTCGAGGTGATCATCTTCGACTTCGACTCGCCTGGTGGCACCGTGACCGGCGTCCCTGAACTCGCCGCCCGTATCCGAGCCTGCGACAAGCGTACCGTCGGCTGGTCCTGCAAGCAGTCCTGCTCGGCGTCCATGTGGCTGATGAGCCAATGCGACGAGGTCTACGTCAGCCCGTCCTCCGTGGTCGGCTCCATCGGCGTCTACATCCCGATCTACGACATGAAGGCGGCTTACGCCGAGGAAGGCATCTCGGTCGACCTCATCAAGGCCGGCTGGGCGAAGGGTGCTGGCTTCGCCGGCACGTCGATGACCCCAGAGCAGCGCAAACTCTTCCAAGACGACGTCGACGACACCCACAAGTGGTTCATCGGTGACGTCAAGGCCGTCCGCTCCTACGCCGACGAAGCCGATATGCAGGGTCAATGCTGGTCCGGCAAGAAAGCCGCCGAGAAGGGTCTCGTCTCCGGCCTCCTGAACACCTTCGACGACCTCCTGATGGCCATTTCGCCCGAGGAGTACGCCAAGTACGAACGCGCCGAGAAGCAGGTGCCGTCGACCGGCCCCGCCGGCTACGCCCAGGCCGCTGACGTCTCGCCCGAGCAGGGTGACGACGAAGACGGCGTCGCTCCGATCTCCGACGACAAAAAGAAGAAAAAGAAAAAAAAGAACAAGGACGGCACGGACTCCGATGAGGACGAAGACGAACCCGAGATTCCCGACGAAGGATGCCCCCCCGTCGACACCGACTGCAAGCCCAAGGCTTGACACTTGGCTAAAACCAACATGACGCTCGAAGAACGCCTGAACTCGCTGAAAGAAGCCTTCACCGGCAAGACCGCCGAGGTCGAAGCCAAGGCCAGCGAAGTCGCCTCCCTGTCCGCCAAGGTCGAAGAACTGACGGCTGCTATGTCCGCCAAGGACGCTTCGCTCGCCGAGTTCACCGCCAAGGTCGCCGACCTGTCCGCCAAGCTCGCCGCCGCCGATGAACTTCGCGCCAAGGCCGAAGCCCAGGCCAAGGAAATCGCCTCCTCTCAGGAAACCGCCGGCAAGAAGGCCGCTGCCATCGCCGCTTCCGTCGGTGTGACGCCCGTAGAGGTCACCCCCGCCGAAGCCACCGCCGCCTCCAAGAGCGACGAGGAAATCACCCAGGAATGGGTGGCCCTCAAGCAGAAGGACGCCAAGGCCGCTTCCGACTTCTACAGCAAGAACCGTGTGGCGATCCTTCGCTCCGCCGGCCTTCGCTAATCTTTTTTCAACCCCCACCCTAATACACCACTATGTCTAACAGCATTGGCGGCTTGACCCTCCAGCTCGTCGCTGAAGAGTCCCTCCGCACCCTCGTCCCCGAACTCGTTCCCCTGACGGAAATCGCCGTCACCGACTTCGGTAACTACGTCGCCGAGCGCGGCACCACGGTTCACACCCGTTACGCCGGCTCCTTCACGGCCACCACCTTCAACGCCGCCAACGGCTTCGTCCCCTCGGACGCTGTCTCGACCGACGTCCCGGTGACCATCGCCGACCTCAAGTATGTCGACGTCGCCTTCACCGACTACGAAGCGTCCACCCTTAGCCTGGAACGCCTCCGTCGCCTCTTCTTCGCCCCGATCGCCAACGCCGTCCAGAAGTCCCTGTTCGACGAAGTGCTTTCCAAGGTGACCGCCGCCAACTTCGCCACCGCCGCCTACTCCGGCGCGACCAGCGGATTCAACCGCATCGCCGTGGCCAACGCTGCGAAGAACCTCACCAAGGCTAACTTGCCTCACATCGGCCGCAAGCTGCTCATCAGCCCGGACGCCATGGGCCAGCTCGTCCAAGACCCATCCGTCGCCCAGACCTTCTCGTACGGCAACAGCGACGTGATCCAGAAGAACGCCATCAGCAAGGAACTCCACGGCTTCTCCGTCTCGGAGTACAACGGCTTCCCGACCTCCGGCGACGCCTTCACCGAAGGTCTCAACGGCGTGGCTTCCTGCAAGGAAGGCTTGGTCATCGTGACCCGAGTCCCTGCTACCCCGACCACCGGCGGTGGCGAACAGATGGTCGTCCAGGACCAGGACAGCAAGTTCTCCTTCGCTCTCCGCTACTGGTACAACTGGCAGGCTGGTAAGCACAATATGTCTGCCCTCTGGCTCGTCGGTTCGGCTGTCGGTAACCCGAACGCCCTCCAGCGCATCGCCTTCACGTCGTAATCTTTCGGGGGAGTTTAAAATCCCCCAAAGCGACAATGCGAGACCCTCTCCCCACGCCATGGGGGGAGGGTTTCTTATTTTGACAATGGGCTAAACCCATGTCGGGAATCACGGACGAATGGGCGGCAGACGCCTCGGAAATCCTTTCCGAGATTCCCAAGGCCGTGACCGTGAAGAACGTCCCAGGCGGCACCCCCGTACCCCTCAACGCCCTGATGACTCAGCCGGCGATCATGCAGGACTTGGAGACGGGCGGCTTCCTGAACCAGACCTCCTTCGACATGAAGTTCCTCCGCGCCGACGCCGTGGCCAACCCCGGCCTCATCGCCTTCGGGAATGTCGTCGCCTATGGCGGGCAGGAGTTCCGCATCATGACCGTGACGGACCGCACCCCGTCGGCCTGGGTGATCGTCAAGGTTCAGACCAAGGTTCAGTAATGGCCCTCGTCATCGAGGTCGCCAAGGGCGTCAAGGTGGACTACACCCAGTTCGCAGCCCATCTGGCGTTGTATAAGATGGTCATGCGTAAGTCTTCCGAGGAAATCGTGAAGCAGCAGGCTCGCCTGTTCGCGCAGGATATGTGCGACTTCACGCCCCCGTTCTCCGGCTCTCAGCCGACCATCCGAAAAGGCGGGGAAGGTGGCTTCGGCAACAAAGCTCGCAACAAGGGTAGGGACGCCGTCAGCCGTGACGTCCGCAAGATTTTCGCCCCTCTCGCCCAGGCTCCCGCCGCCGGCGTGGCCGCTTCCGGCAACGTAGGCATCCTGTCTGCTTGGATCGGCGCGAAAGCCAAACTTCCCCCTCCCCATTACCCCGACTATGTCTTCAAGATGGTCGAACAAGGTCGCATCCTAGGCCAAGGCGAGTGGGAATATTTCAAACGTACCGAGGCCCAGAAAGGTACGCCTAAGACACGGTTCCTCATGGGTACGACCGTCGGCTCTGTCCAATCCATCCACGAACAGCGGCGCGGAAAGCCGTCATATAAAGTAAGCAAGACTTCTAAGTCCGAGCAAGTCTACGTCGACAACTGGAAACCCGTCGAGGCTTACATCAAGAGGGTCCAGCAGCGTGTCGGCAAACTGAAGTCCGGCTGGTACTACGCCGGCCTGAAACTAGGTAGTATGCCTACCTCCGCCTGGATAATGAACCAAGGCAATTCTACGTCGATTTATACCCCCAGGCTGGGCGTGTCAGACCCTACGATCACCCTAGGTTCAACCGTAGGCCGCAACTACAGCCAAGGCTACCACTTCATGCGGATGGCCATGAACCACCGAGCCTACGCCATGCGGGTGGCCATCCTCAAACACCTACAATCCCCGCGCAATCAAGGAACCCTCCTAGAAGTAACCCGCCGGCTCCAAGGCGGCTTCACCCTTACCAATACACCCTAATGCCAACCCCCGCCTTCTTCAGTTTCCGCACGACCATCGAGAACAGGGTGGCCGAGTACCTGACTCCGCTGTTCCCGGGCGTCTCCGTCCATAAGGGCGTCACGGACGACATCCGGGTCATCCCGATCATCATCGTCCATGCCGAATCCAGCAGCGCGATTGACGACCTAGGTTCCAACACCCTTGGAAACTACAAGGCCACGGTCAAAATCTACGTCTACTCCTCGGCCGACGACGAGACCCTTGAGACGCACCGCGCCCGGGTCGTTGAGGTCATCGGGGCAATGCGGGATGTGGCCTCCCTTCAAGCCCTCTGGAACCCTACCACGGACGGTCAGCTCTACGACTTGTGGATTTCTAACGATGAGGAGGGGATGAGCCAACGCCGGTACGGCAACGCCATCGAGTACACCTTCTGGGGCGTCATGCCCCCCGCCCCTTGACACTTGGCTAAACCCATACTACGATGTCCACAAACATTGATTACGGAGTAGCCCACTTTTTCGGTCTTTACGACGAAGTCGCTTATATGACCGTCCAGTCCGACTCTTGGACTGAGAGTTTCAAGCTCGACATCGAAGTCAGCGACGTCGAAGGCCGTGTCATCACGAACCGCCTCGACGACCTGTTCCAGGAACTGACCATCGAAGGCGTCATGCTTCAGGCAGGAACCCTTCCCGTCACCGGCACTCAGTTCGCCTACGGCGGCGTGACTTGGATCATCAAGTCCGTCGACGACAAGGGTACGAACAAGGACTTCCGCAAGTTCTCCGTCAAAGGAGTCAAGTACGCTCAGATCGCCTAACAGGGCGGCATCCCGAATGGATGCTCGCTACCTAAAGGCCACGACCGTCCTGCCCTACCAAGACAAGGTATGCGGCAGGACGCTTCGCGCCTTCTGCCTGCGACACAGGGTGGTGCTGGAAGCGATGCAGTCGCCGTTCCTGGACCCGGATAAGAAGAACTTCAGTCCGCTGGACGTCATCACGGCCGTCAAGGTTCTGTCCACGCACGACAAGGAGAAGATGGTCGCACCCCTCACCCTTGCCGACAAATGGCACTTGGTTCGCATGAGCATGAGCCGGAAGTACCTTTCGCGCTGCGTCGGCAAGATCATCGGATGCATCCAGATTTCCCTTTCTTACCCGAAGTTCTGGACCAAGGAGGACAAGAAATCTCATCGCAACCATGAGTCGGTTCCGTTCCCGTTGTCGGCCGTATCTTCCCTCGTCCGCAACGGTTGCAGCCTGGAGGAAGCTTGGACCATGCCGGAAGGCGAAGCCGTCTGGATGTCGGTGGCCCATGCCATCTACAACGGCGCGAAGCTGAACATCCTTTCGACCGAGGAAGAGGAAGATTTGAAGAATTTCAACGAACGCATTGAAGCCTATAAAAAGGCGAACAACCTATCCTAGCCATGGCCGACCTGAAGACAACGATTGGAATCGACCTGAAGGAACTTGAGAAGGGTCTGACCGAGGCCGGCCGCATGATCGGCGGTGCCATGGGTCAGGGAAAGTCTGGCTATGGAGGAATCAAGAACCCTTTCGCAAAGGTCGCCGGAGATTTGTCCTCCGCCCAGGGCATCGGCGGTCTTGTCGGCGGACCAATCGGAGCCATGGTAGGAGCCGTCGTCGACGCTTTCGCAGGCATGGTGAAGGCCGTCATCGCAAAAATCAGCGAAATCGCAGAATACGCCAAGACCATCCGTCTGGCTTCCTTGAGGTCAGGGATGGACATCTCGCAAATCAAGCAGTTTGAATCCATCGGCCAGACCTTCGGGGTCAGCCTCCAGACGATGATGAATTCTGCCGTCGAGTTCACGCGCCGCATGGGCGAGGCCCGCATCAAGGGAGGCGAGCTGACCAACATCCTCGCCAAGATGGGCGTCGGCATGGACGAAGTATCTGACGGAACTTTCGATGCCAACAAGGCGATGAAAGCCCTGTCAGACTCCTACGCCGCCGGCACGGACGAAGCCACGTTGCTTTACTACGGCACGAAGATGTTCGGCGACTCTTTCAAGGAACTACTGCCCATCGTCAAGGCCGGCTCCAAGGCCATCGACGATGCAGCGGATAGTTATCTTACCGCCAACGCCGGTGCGGTGGGTGCGCTCGCCCGTGGGAAGTCCGACATGGAAAAATGGGGTCAGTTGTGGGACAATTTCTGGATCAACCTAATCGGTTCAGTCTTCGAGATGATCGAGGAAATCCAATTCTCGTTCAAAAACTTCTTCTCAACCGGGGCTTGGAATCCGTTTGAATCCGTCGAGGACGAAGTGAAGCGAAAGGTCGAGAACGCACCCAAATACATGACCAACGACGAAATCAAGGATTTCGTCTTGCGAGAAATCGACGAAGACAAGCGGGAACAAGCAAAGAAGGAACTTGAAAAATTGCTCAAAGGAAAGGCCAACATCTTGAATCCCTTCGGACTCGCCGAAGCCGGCGCGGCCTCCCAGATGCAGCAGATGGGCGGCGGCGACGTCTTCGGAGCCGTGTCCTTCACCCCACTTGAACGCATCGCCACGGCGACCGAAGAGACCGCCCGTAACACCCGCCCAGAGCTGGCCCCCTCAAGAACCCCCGACGCACTCACACGATAATGGCTTCCGATACCATCATTCCCTACGGGAACAACCTGAGCGACCCGGTCGCCATGCCTGGTTGGCAGGTCGAGGCCGACGGCTTCGGTCTTCTTCAGACCCAAGTCAAGTTTAAGTGGGAAGCAACCTTGGCCGGAGATTTCACCAGCAAGTTCGCCAAAGGCACGACGCTCGGAAGCCTCGTCCCCGTCGCCCCTTCCAACATCCAGAACCTTAAAATCTGGAGGGCGAACTATGTCTACGACAAAGGCAACGTCCTCGTCGTCACGGCCGATTTCTGCGGAATCGACCCTGCGGTAAACAGCGGCACAAAGACCATCACGCAGGTCGTGATGACAGGCTCTTCGGCCTCCGAGCCTATCGAGCATCACCCTAACTTCCAGAAGATCAACTGCCCGACCGGCGTACCGAACATGAACACGGTGCTGGCCGGATTCCCGACGGGAAGCGGATGGGATAATAATTCAGCCACCAATCCGAACCGCGCCCTCTGGCGTCCGGCCGTCTCCGCCGGCGGAGCCACCCAGGCGTTCCAGTTCGTCGGATTCCTGCCCTATCAGAACTCCGCCCAGACCACCGTCAACATCAAGGCCGGCATCAAGAATTATTACAAGCCGTCGAACACGCTCCGCTGCCTGTTCTACGTCAACAATGAGACCACGGCGGTCGGCTTCGCATCTTACGTCGGATGGACGACCAGCGGTGCCTTGTATCAGTTGCCTGAACCATACAGGGGTCTGGCGACGGGGGGTTACGGAGGCTCTTTCGTCTATAGTTCGGAATGGGAGGCTGTCATCAGGCGCGGCTTCCTCATCACCAATTGCTCGGTCGAGCAGTTCGGCGGCATCTACAAGGTTACGGCCGACCTGATGCTTTCGGGCATCTCCGGCTGGGACAAGGACATCTATCCCAACATCGACGCCCCGGCATAATGCGATCCATCGGAGGATTCAACAGCGAGGCCATCCAAGGCTCCTTCGGACAAGGACAGCCCATCTCGGCCTCCGCGCTGAACAAGCTCGCCGCAGCGGCAGATTCCGCAAGGACGATGATGTCGAACGACGTCACGTTCACCGCCGGACAAGGAGGAGTATCCTATGGCCTTCCTCAGGACATCGTCGATACGATGGAATCCGCAGAAGAGGCTTCACCAGAC